AAGCACCTCGAGTCTTTCTTGGCGGCGCACGAGGAGCAGTCTCGCCTCGCGCGCCAGGAACTGGAGGCGAGCGCCGAGGAGTTCGATCGCCTGATGCGCTTCAAGGTCTTCCTCGACAAGCAGAAGGAGGCGGCCGATCGCCTCAAGAAGATCAAGGACTACGACGTCAACAAAACGAGGGAGTTGACCCTCATGAGGAAAGCCCTCCAGGAGATCGACGAGATGGAGAAGCTCGGTTTCAAGGTTGGGACGCCCTTCCTGACGGAGGAAGAGTGCAAGAAGTACCCGTCCGAGATGATGCGGGACAGGGTCCTCCTCGAGCGCAAGGTGAAAATGCTCAAGCAGAAGAAGCAGATGAGAGAGCAGGAGGACGCCAAGGAGCGGAAGATCAGGGACAAGATGGAGTTGGACAAAGGTGCCCGCAAGGAGGCTGGAGCGATCGCGGAACTCTTGAAAGAGTTAGAGATTACTTCCGCAGACGTGATGAAGTCGGCGAAGAAGTTGCCGTCACGAGAAACCCTGGAAGAAGATCAGTGATGGAGAAGTTCCGCAGGCTGTTGGAGCGCCCGTTGGCGATGTACAAATACCGGGAGAGGAAAACGCAGGAGCTACGTTGTGGGTTGCGGAGTTTGGGTAGGGTTGATCCCCCGAGGAGGAAGACCGCTAGGGTCCTGCTCCCGAGCGATTTGCTGAAGAAAGTTCAGGAGGTGTTACCGGAGTTGCGTGGGTATAGGTACCCAAACAGGACGGAGCTGGAGTGTATCCAGTCTGTCACCAACGCCTACGGGTCGCGAGTTTTCGTGCCCGTGCCACCCCCCGAGATGGAGAGGGGGACTGAGATGATGAGAGCAAAGGAGCTCCAACACGTTGACCCGGAGTTGTGGGTCAGGGAGGGGCGTTTCCCTACGCCAAATGAGTATGCCAGGGTGTGCGCCGAGATGAGCGACACCAGCAACCCTGGGTACCCATACACCCTCACAGGGGAGAAGAAGCGCCCGTATCTCTTCGGGCGTTTCTCCGAGAACTACATGGTTGCGGCTGCGCGGTGGAAAGCGCTGGCCACCATCGATCCCGAGGAGGTCAGGGCGATGCGTCCGAGCCAGATCGTTGAGCTCGGGTTGCAGGACCCCTTTTACGTCTTTGAGAAGATGGAGCCCATAAAGCTGGAGAAGGACATACGTGTTGTCCTCGGCGGTAGCGTTGTCGACGAAAGCATCGGTAGGTGCTTCAACAAGCGCATTGACACCGCTTGCAAGGAGGTCTATGGGGACGTCCCCCAGATGATTGGGTTGGGTTTCACCCAGGAGGGCCTCACCGCCATTCGTGCCGCCGCCTCGTTGGTGGCGGACGCTGACCCGCAGAGGCGGGTCGTGAGTGCTGACGTTAGAGGGTGGGAGTACACCTTCCAAGAGTGGGATTTCCTGGGCGATGCTCGTTCCCGGGTTGAGATCTATGGCCTCAAGGAGAGCAACCCGTGGG